CGTCGATCGAGTCAAGGCCATGAAGACGATGACGTCTGGCGCCGGGTTCGATGCCAACATTGGCTTAGCAAACTCAGGAATATCAAAAGCGCAGATACAAATTGACAAAGAGTTTGGCGCGCAATCAATTAATTTAGGCAAACATTTGGAAGACACCGGGATCGGCAATGACCCAGGTCTTGTGCAAATGTTTTTCGTGTGGGACAAAACCACATCGGATGACGGTTTTGTCACTGGCCAAAGCAACGGCTCTGGCCCCGCAAAATTACGTCAAGATATATTGTACAAGTAGTAACCAGCAGGAGGTGAATGCGCCTCTAACCCTAAACCAACGTTCACATTATGTGATCACGGAGAAGACAAAATGGCAACAGTAGGCCAAAACTATTTAGACCTAGCGGATTACTACCGCAAGCAAGACCCCGACGGCAGTGTCGCCGAAGTAATTGAAATGCTCGCCGAGATCAATCCGATCCTGGAAGACGCAATTACCCAAGAGTGTAATGACGGCACAAGTCATCTGACCACGACTAGAACAGGACTGCCACAAGGCACCTGGCGTAAATTGTACCAAGGCGTGCAACCTGCCAAGTCCCGTACCGCACAGGTCAAAGACACGACAGGTTTCTTAGAAGCCTATTCAGAAGTTGACAACAAGTTAATCAAGCTCGCAGGCGGCAATGGTAATGCACTACGTTTAGACGAAGCTGAGACATTTGTTGAAGGCATGTCAAACCAAATGGCATCTGCCATGTTCTATTCTGACACCGACGTTAACCCAGAGCAGTTCCTAGGATTGCACCCTCGTTTCGATAAGTTAGGTACGACGGGTTCTGCAGCACAGATCGTCGACAATGGCGGCACAGGCGCAGACAACACATCCGTGTGGTTTGTTGTTTGGTCACCGAAGACTTGTTGTCTCTTATACCCAAAGGGTACGAGTGCAGGCGTTCAGCGTGAAGACCTTGGTAAAACCACTAAGGAATTATCTGATGGCAGCATGTACGAAGTTATGCGTGAGCACTTTCAGTTAGACATTGGTTTGACCGTGCGAGATTGGCGTTACATCAGTCGAGTATGCAACATCGATGTCAGCGATCTCAACGCTGCAGGCGCAACCGCTTTAGACAACTTGATCAAAGACATGATCAGAGCGTACTACAAATTGCGTCAGCGCAAAGTACGTAACGGTAAAGCTGCGATCTACTGTAACACAGCCGTCAAAACAGCCCTGCACCTCGCAGCCATGGACAAAGCAAGCAACACCCTCACCATCGAAATGATGGAAGGGCAGGAAGTCGTTAAATTCCTGGGCATGCCAATCCGCGAAGTTGATGCAATCATCAATACTGAAGCTCGAATCACATAATTAGGAGATTGAAATGATCTTAGATTCACAAAACCTTTTCTCGGACGCGCAAGCAGTAGTGGCTGACGCGGCCTCAACCAACATCGTCATGATGGGATCTGCTGTTGACCCAGGTGACGCAGGCGGCGGGGGTCCTATACCACTATTAATCCAAGTCGTTGAAGCGTTTAACAACTTAACGTCTTTGGATGTTGTAGTGCAAGTCGACGCGGATGTGGCCTTTGGCTCACCAAAGTCAGTCATGACCGTTAACATTCTACTCGCGGACCTAGTCGCTGGTAAGCAAATTGCTCCGCAGTACATCCCCCAGGGATCTGATGAGCAATACATGCGCATTTACTACAACGTGAATGGAACTAACCCGGCAGCAGGCAAGATCACGGCTGGCATTACCATGGGTAACCAAACCAATGCCTAGTGATACAAGCGTTAAGGTTAAAGCAACTGCATTGGGGGTTTATCTCCATATGCGAAATCCTGGCGATGTTTTTCAATTCGACTCTGGAAAAGCTTCTAAAGCCGATGTCGAAAGATCGACGTGGATGGAGCTCGTTGTTGAGACCTATAAAGAGCCCAAGCCCGTTTCGGCCAAAACCGAAAAGAGCTAAGCAAGCGGAAACTCCTCATCCGTGAACCGCAGGAGGGTGTCCCCACATCCTCCTGCACTTATTAATGATACAGGTGCTATAAATGACTAGTGAAGTTGATATCTGTAACTTGGCGATGGCAGACATTGGTTCAACTGCAGTTATTTCCTCACTCGGTGAAAGCTCGGTTGAAGCTAAGTATTGTAATATATTCTATGAAGCCGCCCGAGATGCACTACTCGAAGAATACGAATGGCCCTTTGCTCATCGAAAAGTTGAGCTAGCCAGCACCGGGACGCCCCCGCAACAATGGCTGTTTCAATACGCCTATCCGAACAACACAATTGCGTGCCGACGGATATGGCAATTAGATCGCCAAGCTGCCCCTTTACCCTTTGAACTCATAGCAAGTGATGATCTGCA